GTCCGCGTTGAGGTTGGCGACCAGCGTTGTGGACGCAATGGTCAGTGGCGCAGTGCCGGTCGAGACATCGCTTTCAAAGGTAGACGACCGAATCTCGTACCCGCCCGCATCCCAGTTCGCAGACAGCGCAAGACTCCCATCGACCCGCAGCAATGCCGCCGCTTCCACGCCATCCACTTTGTCGGCGTCCAGATATTGCACATATGCCGCGCCCGAGATGCAGGCAAACGGGGCATTGGTGGACCGACTGAAGGTATGGAGTCCCGTGATGGTATAGCCGTTCTCTTCGGTCAGGACCGTATTGCCGGAGAGATCCGCATCGGTATTCGCAACTTGAATGTCAGCCATTTATTGCCCCCGCCGGCGCACTTGTTGTCTCAGAGGATATTCTCCACTCCAGCGTTCCATGTGGGCAGAACGTGCTGGCTCCCACCCAGGCAAATCATTTGGAGCTAATCTACCGCCGATCTCCCGCAGGGCTTCCACAGGATCACGGGTTTCACTTAAATGTTCAATGATCTGCTGCACTAATACATCCTGCTGCGGGATGGGTCCGGTTGTTTTACGCATCAAGAACTCTGGTGTTGTTACTCCTCGATACGATCCACCGCCAAAGAATCCCCCAAGGACATCATCGTCATAGTGCTGGGATGGCCTCAAAGAAGGATTTGCTGGGTCCTTGATCGGCTCGCCTCGCCACTTATCACTCCCCTTAACAAATGGCCCTGTTCCAAGCACAGGACGAAAATCAAATGGATCCCCTGTTTTCATGGGAGGCGGCGTTGGCGGTCTTGGCTTGCGTCGTTTCGCCATTACCGAACCTCATAGGCCACATTGATGACCCAGGTCGCCGTGCCGTCACTGGTTGACGTTTCTGCGTTGAGGGCCGTATTTTCACTAAGTTGCAGTCCATGGACCGCCATCCCGTCCATGGCATACCACTCGAAGGTCCGGTCATTGAGCGTGGCTCCGCCTTTCCGTAGCAGGGTGTCGCCGCCGGATCCGTCCTCTAACCGGAGCAGGGAGCCTGCCCCCGCCGCTGCCACGTCAATCGACCACCACAAGACCACGATACGCTGACCGTTCCCCGGTGCGGCAATCACCGACGTGTTGGTGTTGGAACTGATACTGGATTGGGTCTGAAACTGTCCTAGCGCCATGACGCCTCCTAGATCGTGTGGTCATACCGGTAGTCATACCCCGGCGCACGGTCGCGGTTAAAGCGCCCGAGCAGTTCAATGCAGGGATTAAAGATTTCGGCCCCTACCACCGAGATAGGCTGGGCATCATCGTCTTTGCCCACCTTGAGGAGTTTGGTGGCATATTCCGCAACGGCGTTGATGGCAACATCAGGATAGGCAAAGGTCCCGGCGGCAGTGATATCGTCCGCTGCGACCATGCCGTAATACCGCACGGTATGGGTCGCATCAGGGAGCGGATCCCAATAAATCAACCGCCCATTTGTCCAATACCGCACAGGTTTACCCGTGGTGGTGGCATCGAACTGAATAGACGGATAGGTAATGGGAGCCCCATATTGATCGCCGGTATACCCCACCCATTCCAAATCCCAGGCCGGTCTGCTGGTGCCGGGGTTGATATATTGCAGGCGGTCTACGCGCAGCAAGCCGGTTGGAAACGCGGTGGTTTCAGTGCTTGCCGTGGTGGTCACGGTGCCGACGTTGGAGCCGTGATTATTGGGCTGGAGCGCCAGCAGCGACTCAAAGTAATCCTGTGCGGCATTGACCGCCCGGAGTCCGATGGTGACGCCGGTTTGCCCGGATTGCAGTTGGAGTCCCCGATCAAGGACCTCCATGAGGTCGAGTATTGTCTGGCCGGTCGCCATTGTAGTTAGTCTCCCGCATGATGTCGGACAAACTTACTGCCGTTGGACGGGCCGCGCATACTGACTTGAATTTTGGTGTGGTCCCACTGATCTGACCCCACATCCTCCAGCACCTGATCGCGCTCGGCATCAGCCGCAGATCGTTCTCGCTGCGCTTCCTGTTCCACGCGTGACCAGTAGGCTTTGCCCGATCCCCATTTGAAGCCACTCTGCTCATACACCGCGGCAAAGGTACGTGCGTCGAGTGGCACATACTCGCCAGTGGAGGTTTCAACCACGCAGAGCAGGAGCCAGCCGGGACAGAGCGCGTGCTGAATCCGAGGACGCTTATACCAGACCAACCACCGTTCCTTGACGGGATGCCACGTTACATCCAGATCGGGATGCACTGTCTGGAGATCGCTCCGAAATGGTTCCGGTGCAAAGCGCACACCAAACCGATTCGGATGCCAATACTTCAGTTCCGTCTCAATCGGTGGAGGAATCACCGGCCAAACACCTTGAGTCCAAACTCCAGCACCCGTGGATCCTTGCTGGTCTTACAGTGTCGGGCCATTCTGGCACGCGCCAGATTGTAGGCTTGGCGCGAATCAGGATTCCATTGTGTGGAAAAGCCATCAACGGGACATTCCATGGTGCCCTTCTCCGCATCCTCGATACAGGCGTCTGGGATAGGCTCGTCCGCCTTGACCCATGGCGCGGCGAAGGCTTCAGGAATCACCTCGACAAGCGGCACGGCAAACGGCTTGCGTTCGCCGTTCTCGGTGAAATAGGTACGTACGCGGCCAGAATCCGATCCGATGCCACTACGATGCGGACGGCCCTTGCCGTCCCATGCATACATCGACGGAAAGGCCGGTGCGCCCCGCTGTGCCATCTCACGCCAACGGGCATGTTCAGTCAGATAGCACGTAATCGCCGATGAAATCCTGTCCAACCCGGCCCACGGGGTGCCCTGATGTTGTTCCAGTTGGGACAACTCATACAGACGGCCCAGTCCCTGTTCGACTGCTGCGGGATTCACTCCCGCTGGGAGCGGATTCTGCATGACAGCCAAGGGGGCTTCTCCCAGGTGCTTCAGGAAAAACGCATTCTCCTCAAGCGAGTAAGTGGTTGGATCAAAGACTTCAATGTCCATGGAACTCCTTAATAGCTGGAATTATTCCGAACCGGCTTCAGAATGACGCTGACGGAGCATTCCAGACTGGTGACGGTGCCCGTGACATTCACGGAGAGCTGCTCGCCTTTATCCAGCAGGCGATTCGCCACCGTTGAGGTCAGGGTCGCTTGGACGGGCGTATCCACCGTGCTGTCCAACGCAAAGGCGGAACTCAGCGCCGTGGTCAAACTCGCTGGAGCGGTTCCAGAGGCTGACACCCCCACGTCGAGGGTGCTGCTACTAGCACCAGCCACACTGTGTGTTTCCCGCACATCCATAATTTCGTAATCCCGGTCAGCCACAAAGAAATGCACATCAGCGGCTTCTCCCGCAGAGGTGCGATACTGGGCCAACACGGGGGCGAGACGAGCAATCGCTTTCAAACCCATAATAGAGACTCCTGGCGAAGTGACGGAGGAGGAACCGGCTGGGACAGCGGCCCCTCCTCCCACCTACTCAGTTTACGACTCAGCAATATCTTCGATTTTCGCGCCAGCGGCTGGATTGTCACTGAGCAAGTCACCCTGCCAGTACCAAGCCACCTCAAACGTGGTGTTCGAGGTCTGCCGGAAGAACGGCGTGTTGTCAAAGATTTCCGATACCGGGCGCGGCACGGAGTTCTCACCGTGACCGATATAGAAATGCTTGGTGTCCATCCCGATGATGGTGTTGGCGGCAAAGTAGGGATCGACGTGCCACGGTTTCCCAGAGAAGCGATAGATGGTGCGTCCGTCGCCGCCATCCTTGCCCTTCTGCTGGGCTCCGCCCTCACGTCCCACCCCGACGCCCCCGTCAAACGCTTTCGGCGACCCCATGGCGAAGTAGGTGTCTTCGCGCAGGAGATCGTGATAGCGCCGGACGACCGCGAGATTGGAGAGATACGTATTAAGACTGGCTCCGCCCTTCTCGCGCACATTGTCCTCGAGTTGCATCATGAGGTCTTCCGTGAGCGCCCGGTTGGTGCCGCTGTTGTCCAGGACGACCGATTCCCAGAACTCATTACCGGCGGTGCCACGGTCAATCCCCCCAAAGTCGCCCTTGGGTGACGGTGGATCCGCGTCGTCAATGATGCCGAGGAGGCCGTTCGTATGATACGACGTGCTGGTAGCCACCGTATCCTGAATGACAAAGTAGTCTCCAGCCGCCGTGCTACTGGGGGCTGACCCGCTAATCGTCACGGTGCGGTTGACCGTATCAATCGCGGTGATGGTGCGGGAGTCCGCGAGTTTGGTGTTATGGTCACTGGCGTCCATCAGATCCACCACCAGCCCCACATCCATACTCGGCAGGGCATTGACGGTAATGGTCGTCTGATTGTCAGCCGCCGGTAACACGGCGAGTTTCCCCAGCCCGTCTGAGATGAGATCGGCATTTAGGAGTTTCAGGACCCGTCGCCTGAACCCCGCCTCCATCATCTTGAGTGCGGTCTGAAAGGCAAACTTGGAATTACGGGCATCTTGGAGTAGCTTCCAAGACATATTGTAGAGTCCCGCAAATTCCGTCAGGGAGAACTTCGCCTCCGTGGTATCGGGGTTGAGATTGGAGGGCAGTGAGCCGCCTTCCGCCAACCCTGTCCACGCGCCGGGGTTCTTCACCATGATGGGCATGATGAACTGGCCTCGACCCGCCACCGGTTTCGCCATCTTCTGGAACATATTCCAGCAGACAACTTCCTGATTGACGAGATAGAGGACCTGATCGACCCCGTAGGTATATTTCAGGGCTTCGATAACATCAGTGGTACTTGCCATGATTCTCCTACCCGTGGCATCAGCCACGACTCAGGAGGGTGGCGTTACTCAGTGAGTCCCGGATTCAACATGGGCCAGAGTTCGTTCGTTCGCTCCTCGGGGGATTTATACCCGCCCGTCTTGCCGCTGGTCAGCGAGGATTCACCGCCCCGTGAGGGAAATGGTGATTCTTTCGCTTTCGCCGCCGCCTGACGGTCCATGTCCCGAAAGGCTTTCCGTAAGCCGTCCACCCGTTTACCGAGCAAGTCGGGATACTCTGCATTCAAATTATCCCCTTCATGCGACAGGTAGACATCTCGCTGGAATTCACGGATTGCCTCGTCATCGGGAAGGCCATGCTTGGTGCGAAGTTCTTGAAATCTGGATTCGAGGTCCTTTTCAGCCTGCGCCCCTTGCTGGGACCCGACCTGCTCTTTCATCGCCTTATGCTGATTCCAGAGCTGCGCGAGTGCCTGCTGGCTTTGCTGATACTGCTGTTGCATGGGCGTGATGCCTTCATTCACCAACCGCTCAACCAACTGTGCTGCCGTATTGCCGTCCAGATAGGGCATCGACCGTAACTGATCGACCATCGACTGCTGTTGTTGCTGCCCCGCCTGCTGCTGGGCCTGCTGGGACTGCTGTTGGTAGGCGTGACCTTGCTGTTGCAACTGTTGAGCATACTGCTGCAACTGCTGGGCCTGCTGTTGGCGTTGGCTGTCCCATGCTTTCCGCTCTTCAGCCAGAGCTTGGGTTTTCTTTGTATATTCGGCCTGAACCTCTGGGGACCATGATCCTCCAGCGCTCTCTGCGCCATCTCCTGCTGGTTCACTTGAGGCTCCCTCGCTAACGGGAGCGCCGTCCAGTTCCTCTGCCATCTGTCACCTCGTCGAGTGATTGAAGAGTCGCCCCGAGCGTGTTCGCCTGCCGACGAGTGCCCGGTCGGTGTTCGACAATCGTGTTCGCCTTCACGTAGGCAGTGGGCTAAGTGTAGCGAGACATCACACGGATGTCTAGGCAGCGTTCGGTCATTTCTTCTTCAGGACCCGTCGCCCCTCACTCAACGCAATCGCCTGCGCCTGTTTGGGGTTGGTCACTGACTGCCCACTGGAGGACTTGAGGTCGCCGTCCTTATATTCCTGCATCACCACCGACACTTTCCGGCGCGAGACAGGTCCCTTCTGGCGTGTAGCGGCTGATCGTCGTTTCATTACTGGGGTCCTCTTCGACGTATGGAGAAATAGCGTCCGCCTGGTCCTGGCACCACCTCCCTCGGACCACCCTGCTCGGGAGAAAGGTTTTCCTCCCCCTCCACCCCAAGACCCCACGTAGGATGCCGCCGTCCTTTCAGCATGACAGACACATCATCGCCAAATTGCTCCCTGACTTGAGACGCTAGGCCCTCCCCGAGTCTGTCCTCCCCGAGAAGATCAATGTCCTGCGTGACACTGCCTCCATGTGGAAGATAGCGTTGCGCTTCTGGATGCCAGACCCATGCCTCGAACGCGTTCCCCACGCGTATTTCATCCGGTTGCTGTGTAAAGGGAGGAGTTCGCTGCCATCGGCTCGGCACAGACGCTTTGGGGAGTGGATTACGTCGGCGCAGCAAACGGGCAGTGGCTTCATCATAAGTATTGCCTTCAGGGTCGAATGAGCGTCGTTGCGGCATTACTGGGGTCCTCGCGGTCCCTGCTGTTGCTGCATAAAGGCTTGCAGGAGTTCCTGTGGCGCTTGCGGAGCGACCTCCTGGGCGGCTTGTACCTGATTCAACGCCATGTCCACCGCTTCAGCGGCGGCTTTCGCGGCGGCTTGCTGCGTGGCCTGCGCGACCGCGCCCTGGACCTGGGACTGCTGCATCCCTTGCGACCGGCGTTCAGACGCCTGCATCAGGATCTGGCGACACCGGTTCCAGAAGGTCACAAACCCCTGCTGGAGTTCCGGGGAGGCCGAGAGAAACTCCGTGGTCGCCATCTGGGATTCCAACTCGTCCATAATGACGCGCAGGTTCCAGAACGGCATCGGCAGATGCTCGGGAATCGCCTCACCCTGCCAGAGACGCTCGACCAGCGCCATGCCCAGTTTCCGATAGGTGGTTTCGCTGCTTTCGCGCCCCAGATCGCCCATCTCAAGGTCTGCCGCAATCTTTTCCTTGTCAATCCGGCCCGTGCGCTCGTCCATATACAGCACACTGAGCGGGGACTGGAGATGCTCCCGAATCCGGGCTTCCCGGAGGGCACGGAACTCAGGAATCAGGCTCCCGCGTTCCACGGTGACGGAGTAATCCGTCCCGGCCTGGAGAATCTCGGAGGTCTGGAAGACAAACACCTCATCGCGCATGGACCGGTCGGTATAGTGCATGGTGCGGAAGGGCGGGTAGTATTCCTTGACCCGATTGATCCGCATATCCTTGACGGCGGACATCTGTTT